CCCGGCCTCCCTGCGAGTTCATGCTGGAAATTACTGGCCTTTGTTCGAAAGACAATACCAGCACGGATCGCACTCTGGGGGTTATATGTAAGACGGGGCCGAATACCTTCAAGAAACACATGCTTGGCCTGTCGGACAATGTCACCTGGTTTATGGAGGATCTGAGTGGTACTAATGCCAGCATCAACCATTATCGAGTGACCTTTAAACCATCAGTGATTATCCCGGATATCGATATCCGTTGAGTAACCATTCCAAAGCTCATCTTCGGGTGGGCTTGATAATGGATATCCCCTGCAAGGTATATGAAATGATTTATCCTTAGCAGGGGATAATAGCGCGCGAGAGTGTAGTTCAGTACATCTCTATATCATTAAAGGAAAGCAGCTTTAACTTTTTCAAGTAGTTGTTCGTAAAATTCAACACCTAGTTTTGCTAGGTCCGTTGGATGTCGTGTTTGAAGCGGCTGACCTAGATGAGATGCTGGAGGACTGTATCTAACTTTACGGTTTACCACCTCTTTCACTTCAACTGATTCAGGCGTAAATGAGACCACTAGAGGGTGACTGCCCCTATATTCGGTAATGGTGCCATTTACTATCTTAAGGCTATCTATGTAAGCGGTTTTTCCACCTTGACTCATGTTAAAGCCAATTCCATAGGATGCAGGTACTCGCTGGGCTATGTCTTGGATTGTATGCGTATCAGCATTTCTGGCTTGTTTAAGGTATTGAAGAAGTGGGTCAGAACTTCTAAGCATATTTTCTTTTGATATCAGAGAAATAAGTTTACTTTTTACTGGAAAGCAAGCCTTATCGAGTTTCTCGAATATTTTTTCTAACCTGTTAAGAAAATCGCTCCAGCTCTCCTCGTACTCCTCATAGCTGGCAGCTGAAATCATACGTTCTAAACATCTTTTGCATGCTCTTAACTCCTTTTCTGCAGGAGTGAAGTCCATTTTTACTTGCATACGGCCTCGCTCAAAAAGTTACCAATCCATCCCAGATGATAAGCGGGAAATATAATGAAAGTCATCATTGATGGTGTTGAGTTTTTACCAGTTGACAAGCAGCAGCCTCATATTGGTATAGCCATAACTACGCACAATCGGTCAGCTGTTTTACAAAAAGCTATTGATTATCAAATTAAGCATCTTCCCGCCGGCGCGCTGGTGGTTGTTATCGATGATGGTTCAAAACCTGCAGCGATAGTGCCCGACCGCGTGCAGCTGCTTCGCCATGATGAATCACTCGGAATCGTTGCCTCGAAGAACGCCAGCCTGTCAGCTCTGATGGATGCCGGGTGTGAGCATCTTTTTTTGTGGGATGATGATGCCTGGCCCATCACTGATAACTGGCACCTTCCTTACATCGAATCACCTGAGCCGCACCTGGCTTACCAGTTCCTTGATCTGGCTGGAGCTCGCAAGCTGAACGACATGGCGGTGCTGTACCGTGATGATAAGCATATCGCTTACACCGGGCAGCGCGGCGTGATGCTGTATTACCACCGCAGCGCTATCGAGAAGGTTGGAGGATTCGATCCGGTATACGGTCGCGGCATGTACGAGCATCCCGATCTGGCGCTGCGCATTCACAACGCCGGGTTATCGACCTGGGCGTTCGCTGATGTGGTTGGTTCTGAAAAGCTGATTCACTCGATGGATGAGCATGAAGAAGGAACACGTTCAATCCCCCGGCCTGACCGTGAGGCGCTGGTGAAACGAAACGTTGGCATCTTCAATGCCAGACGCGACAGCGGTTATACAGGCTTCGCCTCGTACAGCAGAAACCCGAATCTGGTTTTAACGACGTTACTGACCAGCCAGCCTGATCCCCAACGTACCAGCAAGATGAAACCCGACCCGCAGGCTCTGCAGCCCTGGGCAGACTCAATAACTGGTGCGCTGCCGATTGTCCTGGCTGACGAACTAAAAGAGTCGCCAACTGGTGCAGGTCTTTATGAAGTCCCGCCGGTGGGTATGAGCCCTTACTTTGCTCGTTGGCTTCACATCTATCAGTTTCTTCGGGCGCACCCTGAATATCACCTTGTCTGGTGTACGGACGGTACAGACGTTGAAATGTTGCGAGAGCCCTGGGCAGAAATGGAGCCGGGTAAAATCTACGTTGGCTCTGAGCACAAGACCTACGCCGACGAATGGATGAAGGCGAATCACCACGGCAAAGCGTATATCGATTTCATCGAACAGCATCGGGATGAACCGCTTCTCAATGCAGGCCTGCTTGGTGGCAGCCGTGAAGACGTAATGGAGTTTGCTCACCGGATCATCCGGCAGCACTACCTGAATGAAAGCCACCGATTCTGGAAGATGGAGACTGCACTTGCAACGCTGGTGGATATGGGCGCGTTCGGTATGGCAGCAAAGTCATTCGGTGATCGGATCATCACCGGCCCTAAGGTGCACACCATCTTTAAAACGGACGGCATCGGCAAAGAAAATGCCTGGTGGAAACATAAATAAGCGAGATATGTATTATGGATGAATCTTACATGCGCCTGAGTGAAGACAAGAAAATGGTTGTATTCTATGCTCCAAAGTTTCGATTAAAGGCCAGTTGCCTGGCCCTTAAAATTACTTCGGCATAAATTGCTTCAATTCAGTGGATATCTTTTGAAATGCTGGGTAGTCGTACTGAGTCAACTCAATCAAAAGGTTATTTTTTTCTGCATCAGGCAGTCTCGCGAATAACAAACCAAGGACCAACTTAAGTGCTGTTACCTCGGTTGCTACGTCTTCGAGAGTGTCGCATGTGGTTGAAAGTTTTAACCCTTCGATATATCTGATGTTAGACATATTGTTCCCTTATCCAGAGGTAATCAGCCATCCCTCCGCGTTAAATGCGCCAGTGTCCCACCACTGACGGGCTGAATGCTTACCTTAACCAGGGTTAAAGCGGAGCAACACCCTGATATTCAGACAGTAGCCGCCATCGTGCGGCTTTTTTATTGGAGATTCGCTGGTGGCTGAAGACATAAAGTTTGTGGTGGTCGGCCATCACACCCGCTTAGGACATGCACAACGTCTTGCTGCGCTGCTGGATGCCCATCTGCTTATTGATGACGGTAACCACGGCGCGAACTGGAATCACCAACGCGCGCTGGAGTGGGCAGCAGAACAAACCTGCCGGGTAGTGGTGCTGGAAGACGACGCGATACCCGTTCCTTTGTTTGCCGAGCTGGTGGTCGATTGGCTGACCCGTTTCCCTGAGGCTCTCGTAAGCTTTTATCTGGGGACTGGTCGCCCACCTCAGTATCAAATGCAGATAGCCGAACGGCTGATAGTTGCTGATAAGACTCAGGCTGACTACATCACACTGCCGCGGCTGATACACGGCGTTTGTTATAGCGTACCCCCGAAGCTACTCCCGAAAGTGCTGGCGCGCTGGGATGCGAGCAAACCAGCTGATTATGCGGTGGGTGATGCCTGCGGCGGCCAGGTAATTTACCCGTGTAACTCGCTGGTGGATCATGCTGATGGCCTGCCTGTAGAGAAGCATCCCGACAGACAGCCGCGCCGCGAACGTCGCCGAGCATGGAGGCTGCATGGCTAAGCTAACCACGTTAAAGCCACGGCTGAAGGTTATCGATACGTGCCGTATCAAGCCTGTATACGGCGAGCAACGGCGCATCAGCGGCAGTGCCCGCGTTGGTCTTAAGCGCCGCATATGGGTGCGTGACGGTGGACACTGCTGCATGTGCTCACGCGCGGTTGACCTGCATGAAAGCGAACTTGATCACCGCATCGCGTTGCAGTTCGGCGGCGATAACTCGGAGCGCAATCTGTGGACATTATGCACTGACTGCCACGCCGGGAAGTCGGCACGCGAAGCGGCAGCCGGTCAGCCTGATGAAGAAGCCCTGAAGCATGCCGTGCCGGAAGTCAATCAGGTGCCGGGCTTCGTGGGGCTCTGACGCCTGCCAACCCCGGGGGGGGGATGCTCCGAAGTAAACATCGATCGCGCTGGACACCGCCCCCCCTCTCACGCACAGAAAAAATTCCCCTTTGGAGGGTGTAAACATGTTAACAGCGCAAAAGCGGAAGTTCGCCATCGCGCTGATGTCCGGTATGTCTCAAAAAGATGCGGCAATAAAGGCGGGATATTCTGAGAAATCCGCAAGGTCAAAGGGTTCGCAGCTTGCTAAAGACCCGGAGGTCATCGCATTTATTGCACGTAAAAAGAAAGAAGTGGTCGAGACAGATGAAGCACCAACTTATGGGAAGAAAGTTTACACCGCAGCGGTAAACAGCACTGACCATAATACCGACCACATTGCGCCGCTTCAGCATCCTCCGGTAAACGGATCTTTTGATGACCCGCTTAAGTTCCTGATGGCCGTTATGAACGATGGCACTGAGGATATTGATATCAGAAAGGATGCCGCAAAGGCCATGCTTCCCTACATGCACCCCAAAAAAGGGGAGACCGGCAAAAAAGATGCGCGTAATGCTGCCGCAAAAGCAGCGGTCGGTACCAGTAAGTTCGGTGCAATGTCTCCGCCGAAGCTCGTGGTAAACAACAAGGGGTAAACCATGGCGCAGTGGACCACAGCCTGCACGGACTGGGAATCCCGTCTGGTGGCTGGCGAATCAATAATTCCGCCGCCGATTTTTCCCGACCAGGCAGAGCAGGCGCTTGGGATATTCCGCGAATTGCGGGTTTCCGACCTGCCAGGCAAACCGACCTTCGGTGAATGCTCTGAGGAGTGGGTGTTCGACTTCGTAAAAGCCATCTTCGGTGGATATGACGCCGAAACGGGCAACCAGTTGATCCGTGAGTACGGGCTGCTTATATCGAAAAAGAACACCAAATCGACCATCGCGGCGGGCATTATGCTGACCGCACTGATTCTTTGCTGGCGTGAAGATGAAGAACATCTGATTCTGGCGCCGACGAAAGAGGTAGCTGACAACAGCTTCAAGCCTGCCGCTGGCATGATCCGTGCCGACGACGAACTTTCTGATATGTTCCAGATCCAGGACCATATCCGCACAATCACCCACAGAGTGACGCGTAATACCCTGAAGGTTGTGGCCGCAGACACCGATACGGTATCGGGTAAAAAATCAGGGCGCATTCTGGTTGATGAACTCTGGCTTTTCGGTAAGCGCTCCAATGCCGAAGCGATGTTCATGGAAGCCCTTGGCGGTCAGGTGTCCCGTAACGAAGGGTGGGTGATATTTCTCACCACTCAGAGCGATGAGCCCCCGGCTGGGGTCTTTAAAGAGCGCCTAGATTACTGGCGCAATGTTCGCGACGGGAAGATTAACGATCAGAAGACGCTAGGTATTCTTTATGAGTTCCCTGAGCGACTGGTGGAAAGCAAGGGCTATCTCGAGCCGGAAAACTTCTACATCACCAACCCAAATATCGGGCGCTCGGTCAGTGCCGAGTGGATAGGCGACCAGCTCCGTAAGAATCAGGCCAAAACGGACGGCACGTTACAGCAGTTTCTGGCAAAACACCTCAATATTGAGATCGGGCTGAACCTCCGCAGTGACCGCTGGGCCGGTGTCGATTTCTGGGAGCAGCAGGCGCAGCGCGTCAGTTTTGATGATTTGCTGCGGCGTGCCGAGGTGATCACCGTCGGCATTGATGGTGGCGGCCTTGATGACCTGCTGGGGTTTGCAGCTGTCGGTCGTGACGCTGAGACGCGTGAATGGCTCTGCTGGTGCCATGCCTGGGCGCATGAGATAGCCATACGGCGGCGTAAGAGCGAAGAGTCCCGGTTTAAAGACTTTGTGATGGCCGGTGACCTGACCATTGTGAAGCGTATGGGGCAGGATACAGAAGAGGTGGCGGAATACGTCCGGCGCATACACGTCGCCGTCCACCATCTTCTCGACAAGATAGGCATTGACCCTTCTGGTGTCGGGCAAATCCTTGATGCTCTGATTGAGGCCGAAATACCCGCCGATGCGGTGGTTGGCGTAAGCCAGGGCTGGCGTCTTGGCGGCGCGATTAAAACCACCGAACGCAAGCTTGCCGAGGGCGTGCTTATCCATGGCGGTCAACCGATGATGGCATGGTGTGTTGGTAATGCCAGGGTGGAGCCGAAAGGTAACGCCATCCTCATTACCAAGCAGGCCAGTGGTAAGGGCAAGATTGACCCGCTGATGGCGCTGTTCAACAGCGTTTCGCTCATGGCGCTGAACCCTGAAGCGAAAAAGCAGGATTATCAGGTGCATTTCATATGACAGTAACGTCAGTTAACGACCCGCTACGGCGGGTTTTTTCGTTTCAGGAGGCAGCTAAATGACGCTTAATCGCGCATGCACCCTTATGACGGTCAAGGCGGTGAACGAGGACGAGCGGATCATTACCGGTATCGCCTCCACGCCTTCGCCTGACCGTGATGGGGACATCATGGAGCCGGAGGGCGCGAAGTTCCGCAGCGACACGCCATTCCTCTGGCAGCATGACCGCTCACAACCCATCGGCACCTGCACACCGAAAATGGTGAAAGGCGGGCTGGAGATCACCGCAAAACTGGTGAAACCCACTCCCGATATGCCGTCCCAGCTTGTTGCCCGCCTCGATGAGGCCTGGGCATCCATTAAAGCGGGGCTGGTTCGTGGACTTTCCATCGGCTTCAGGCCGATTGAATACTCCTTCCTGGATGAAGGCGGAATCCGCTTTCTTTCCTGGGACCTTCTGGAAGTCTCGGCGGTGACCATCCCGGCGAACGCCGAATGCTCCATCAGTACCGTTAAATCTTTTGACCGCCAGTTACTCGCCGCGTCAGGCAATGAGAAACCGGTGGTTAAAGCAACTCAATCCGCTGGCGCTACAGCACCAAAAACTAATATCCAAAAAGGAAAAGCAACGATGAATATCGCTGAACAAATTAAAAGCTTCGAAAACAAGCGTGCAGCGCTGGCCGCTTCACTGAGTGACATTATGAGCAAGGCTGCAGATGAAGGTCGTACTCTGGACGGCGAAGAAACCGAAAGCTACGACAATACTTCCGCTGAGATCAAGTCAGTAGACGAGCACCTGAAGCGCCTGCGCGACATGGAAAGTAACATGGCCTCCACCGCCAAGCCGGTGACTAAGACAGCATCTGGCGAAATTTCAGTGGTAAATAACGCCCCTGCTATCATTCGCGTTGAGCACAAACTGGAAAAAGGCATCGCTTTTGCACGATTCGCCAAGGCTCTGGCGGCTGCCAATGGCAGTCGCTCTGAGGCTCTGGAAATTGCACGTAAGCAGTACCCGGACGACCCTAAACTTCATCACGTTCTGAAAGCCGCCGTAGGCGCAGGCACCACCACCGATCCGAAATGGGCAGGCGCGCTGGTTGAGTACCAGGAATATGCACAGGACTTCGTTGAGTTCCTTCGTCCGCAGACCATTATTGGCCGCTTCGGGCAGGGTAACATCCCATCCCTGCGTCAGGTTCCGTTCAACATCCGCATTCCTGCGCAGACCTCAGGCGGTTCAGCGAACTGGGTCGGTCAGGGCAAGGCGAAGCCGCTGACGAAGTTTGACTTCGAGTCGATTACCTTCAGCTTCGCAAAAGTGGCCGCCATTGCGGTACTCACCGATGAACTGATTCGCTTCTCTAATCCTGCTGCTGATGCCCTGGTGCGTAATGCGCTGGCCGAAGCAGTTATCGCACGTCTCGACACGGACTTTATTAACCCCTCAAAAGCTGAGGTGGCCAACGTCTCGCCAGCGTCCATCACCAATGGAATTGCTGGTGTACCGTCTACCGGTAATCCGGATGATGACGCAGCGGCGGCATTCGGCGTGTTTGTTGCGGCGAACCTGCAGCCGAACGGCGCTGTCTGGCTGATGTCCAGCACCACCGCTTTGGCTCTGTCCATGCGTAAGAATGCGCTGGGTCAAAAAGAGTATCCGGAAATGACGCTGCTGGGCGGAACCTTCCAGGGCTTGCCGGTTATCGTTTCCCAGTATGTCGGCAGCCAACTGGTGCTGGTTAACGCGCCAGATATTTATCTGGCTGATGACGGCGGGGTGGCAGTGGATATGTCCCGTGAAGCGTCTCTGGAAATGCAGAGTGATCCAACCGGTGACAGCGTAGAGGGCACAGGTACTGAGCTGGTTTCCATGTTCCAGACCAACAGCGTTGCTATCCGCGCTGAACGCTGGATCAACTGGAAGCGCCGACGTACCGCAGCTGTTGCGGTGATTTCCGGTGTGAATTACGGCACCACCCAGACCAGCTAACTAACTTAGGAGGGCGGGGGATACCCCGCCACTTAGTATGGCAAAAATCAGGTATCTGCAGCGCACCCACGACTCCCGGCCCGGTGATGAAAAAAACGTGAACGGTCAGTGCGCGAGGGTGCTGGTGCTGCTGGGCAAGGCAGAATACGCCAGCGGAAAGCGCGCTGGTGGCGGGAAAAAGAAAAATAACGCGGGGAATGGCTGATGTGGAAACCTTTCCGGAGAAAAGAGAAGGCGCTGCAGCAACCTGCCGGGCGCGGCCTGTGGACCTCTTTGATGAGTTACGTCAGTGAGCCATTCGCCGGCGCATGGCAGCGTAATCTGGAAATTAATCAGAAAACGGTGATTTCATTTCACGCTGTTTTTTCCTGCATATCTTTGATAGCGAGCGATATATCAAAGATGCCTTTACGGATGATGCGGCGTGACTCTAATGGTGTCTGGAAGGAAAATAATAATGGCGTGGCCGCCAGAATTTACAAGCGTCCGAACGCCTTTCAGAACCGGATGCAGTTTTTTGAATGCTGGCTTAACTCTAAGCTTTGTCACGGAAATGCAGTCGCCCTAAAAATACGTAACGCACGGGGCGATATTACAGAGTTGCGCCTTCTTGACTGGAATAAGGTCACACCACTTGTGGCAGATGACGGGTCAGTTTTTTATCAGATTAACCCGGACAATATTTCGGGTGTTGAATCCTCGGTGACGGTTCCTGCACGAGAGGTGATACATGATCGCTTTAACTGCCTTTTCCATCCGCTTATAGGTCTTTCTCCAATTTATGCTGCCGGTCTTGCAGCAATGCAGGGTCACCACATCCAGGAAAGCGCAGCATTCTTCTTCCGTAACGGCGGCAAACCCAGCGGTGTTATTGAGGTGCCAGGTTCGATTAGCAAGCGGGA